CTAACCCACTCACGGCGCTCTTGCTGCGGCTTATTCTCAACTACGAAGAGCTCTTCAGCGCCAGATACATTAGCAATAGTATTCATAGGAAATACAATAGTCGACTCGTCACCGCCCCAGTCCCTACATAGTAGATCAAATACTCTATTGGATGTATCCTTATGCATCATATATTCAACCCAGAAATGAATACTCTTAATATAGTTGTTATTAATATCTACATTAGAATAGTTAAACGTCTGAGGACCAGGTCCAAAATTACCAAACACATTAGTATGCACATCATGCCATTCATGGTCAGGTATACGGAAGTAAGGTCTAGTACCTTCTGCCGGCCTAATGATATTTAAGTCATAGTTTTTGTGGTGTTTTTGCCACTTACGATCAATCCAGAAATTATCTCTGGAGACTTGTGCATATACAGTTACTTCATGGCCATCTTTCTTAAGAAGATTATACCATGTATTCTCTAATGCGTATTCATAATCGATATAT